TCTTGGTGCCCAGCCTCCACAATACCGTGGTCGAGAACATACTGTATATTCGGCAGCCAGAACAATCGGTACCTCGCATCCCGTTGGAGATTACGGACGAGATCCGCGAGAAAGCGCAGGCCGATGCTGATATCATCCGCCAGTCGGCACTGTTCAAGACCCTTCAGGGTGACATCGATAGCTTCATGCAGGGCATAGGCCAAGATCTCAATCAAACTGAGGTAATCATGGGCGACATCAAGCGCCTCTGCTACCTGCACACCATGGCTGATCAGATCCGTGTCATGCAGCAAGGAGACCAGCTGCTGGCCAATGCCAATCCACTGGCATTGGCTCCGATCGGACACAGTGCCAAGGTCACCGTGACGGTGCTGAATTGCCGTTACAGCAAGGAGTGGAACACCTATAACCACACCGTCATCACAGACGATGGTCACCTGGCCAGCTTCTTCAACAAGCAACGGCATGAGTTCATGGCACGCATGGTCATCCAAGGCAATGTCAAGGATCATCGCAAGGCATACAAGCGCGAACACCTCACTGAAACCCGCATGAATTACGTGAAAATCATCAGCATCATCAGTGGTGATACTCAGCAATGAGCCCACGATAAATATCGGACACAGCAGCCAAGGCCGGATCATGAAGATTACAGAAGTCACACAGCCCAGCGATCAGCGACTGTTCGAGGAATTGGACAGGGACAACGACACTGGCTATGACACCGCTGATTTGGTCAAGGTGGTGCGGCAGCACCAGAGCGGTGTGTGGTCAGAGCCAATGACGGCAGAAGAGGTCATGGCACAGCTGAGGAAGATAGCCGGTGCAGGTAAAGTTTGAGATCTGTCCATTGTTCATGGAGACATTCGGTAACCATCCCGAGGCCTTGGACAAGATAGACGCCTTCATGGCAGCCAAGACTCGCGATCCATTGGCGGCATTCGGCAGCAACGACACTGCGTTCAGCAGCAAGGTACCTCTGGGCATCGCAGTGCCCAAGCTACGGCATGCCAATCTCAGCAATGATCTGAGGATATTCTACATCATAGGTGGCAGGGATCCGACTGTCATCAAGCTGTATGCTGTCTCCACGCATGATGAGAGCGGCACTGGACAGCCCAGCAACATCAATCGTCAGAAGAGCTTTGGCAAGCAGATGGCTAACCAAAAGTTCCAGCCATTCGGCGGCCGATAGAAACCAGTTGACACTCTCCGCGATGCATGCTAGTGTACTGCATGGAACTCACACACTGGGACACAGATCATGAATGACAAAGTGATAGTCACGGACGCGGATGGCGTCTTGCTCAACTGGGAATGGGCATTCGAGATATGGATGGAAGAGCACGGCCACAAGCTGCAGCCCAACCATGCCAACGAATACGACATGGGTGCACGCTATGGCATCACCAAGGAAGATACCCGTAAGCTGATCAAGCTGTTCAACGAGAGTGCTGCGATAGGATTCCTGCCCGCGCTGCGCGATGCGACCTATTACGTGAAACTGCTGCATGAGAAACATGGTTACGTGTTTGACGTGGTCACCAGCCTCAGCACCAATCCCTACGCACAGAAGCTGCGCAAGCGCAATCTCAAGAAACTATTCGGCGAGACCGCGTTCCGCAAGTTCAAGTTCCTAGCCACCGGTGCTGACAAGGATGGTGCGTTAGCTCCATACAAGGACAGCGGTTACTGGTGGATCGAGGACAAGATCGAGAACGCAGAGCTTGGCGCCAGCCTCGGCATGCGCACCATGCTCATGGCCCATGGACACAATTTCACTTACCAACACCCGCAGATCTTGGTGGTCAAGGACTGGGCCGAGATCTACAGTCTGATCATAGGCATGGATGGTGAGAGTTGAGTCAGCCTAGGCGCAGAGGTTGATCCTTGGCGCCGATCAGACTGTCATCGCTGTTGTCTGGCCAAGCATAGATGTACCCACCAGCGAAATCCCTGACGACTAGGAATCGCATGCCTGGTACCTTGTACACCAATGTCTGGGCTTCATAGCCAGGGATGGTATCACCGAAATCCATGTCAGCAGCATCGATTCTCTTGGCGTTGGCCTTGAGCCATGCTGCCACGCCAGCCACCTCGCGATCGCTGTTTGGACCCTGACCACCTAGATTGGCCACCAGGCTGATGTCCTCGATCGGTGTGTCAGTGAACTGGCTGAACACACCTCGGCCCAGCGCACGTATGGGACGCTGCATGTAGCCTGGTAGGTTCCTGATCTGGTGCCATTCAGGATTTATCGCATGCGGGTCATGCGCTGCTATGGTCTTGTTGATGACGCTGGGCAGATTCTCTGGTGTGACTGGTTCCGGACGCGTTTCCTCTTGGTCACTGGGCATCTCTGGTTCATCGCGCATCATGTCATCAGGAACGTTTATGCGTCCCAGCATGTCTCGCATCTGATCAGTTGGTGTGATGCGACCCACGGCTGCCGCGGTGGCAGCCTTGCTGGCCTTGCGCAGATTCGGTGCCTCTGGTGCGGTGGTGTAGTCCTTCTCGGGCTTTGGTGGCTCTGCCTTGGCGATTGGTTTTGATTCGGGTTCGTCGAGGAACGTTCCCCAATCTATCTCGTCGCTCTCTGGTTCCTTGTAATCGGGCTCGGCTGCACGCGCAGGCTGTTCTGACTTCTTGCGTTTTGGTTCATCATCCTCGCTGATCAAACCAGCTGCTCGCATCTTGTGGGCAACATCCTGATTCTGTGCGAGGAACGCTGCCAACGCATGCATGTTGATCTCTGGCACCACTGGACTTTGGCTGCGGGAATCCGCACGCTGTATCGCCTGGTGCACATCATCCCTGCTGGTATACTGGTTTGATATCAAGCCAGTCTGGATCATCATGTTGACCAGATCCTGTTGGACCTTGTACTCAGCTGGGAGATTCTTGGGATCTATCTCACCTGCCTCAATCTTTTTGAGCATCGTTTGGAAGCTATCGGATGCACTCCTATCATCCAGTGGGAGCTGCACGCGCTTCTGCTTGGCTTCATCCATGACATTGGCAGTGCCAGTTATGGCGACGAAGTCAGCTGGACCAACCCTGAATTCCTTCCTGCTCATCAGCGCAGGATAGGTCTTGCCGTTGGCTTGCACATACTTGAAATCCCAACCATTTGGGTGGTTCTGAGTGATGAAATCGTCAGTGATCTCGCCACTGGCCTTGTTGAGCGGCAGTGGTGTGCGACCAACCATGACGGTCATGGTCTTCTCATCCACGGGATAGATGTTGGTAATATCAGGCGGTGTTTGATGAAGCGTGGCTTCTGTGAGTTCTCGTATCAGCATCACCTATTTATGATGCTGCCACCGCCTGTGCAAGCACCCCTCTGACGTCAGGAGGACTGTAAAGAGGACCTTTCAGCACCTTGCCATCTTCTCGGTAGATGGGCTTGCCATCTGCATCCAGCTTGCTCATGTTGCTGCGGTGCACCTCTGCGAACACCCTGTCCAGAGGTATGCCATAGGCTACCGCAGTGCCACAGGCTATGTAGATGATGTCAGCAAGAGCATCTGCGATCTCCACGATGTCATCGTTGGTCTCACCCTGGATGTATTCTTCCATCTCCTCGCGCAGCAGATCTATCCTCAGCTGTCGCAGAGTCTCCGCTGGCAGCGCGGGGACGGTACCCCGCGCTAGATCGTAGGTCTCGTGGAATTCACGCACTGAGTCAAAGGGATGAGGCAGCATCAGCGCACCTTGGCTGGGAAGATGTAGCGATAGCTGCCAACACCAGTGTTGAGGGTGATCTGGATCACGCCCTTGGTGCTGAAACTCATCTCGCAGTCTGCGGTCTCGCTGAGCTTGAGCACTGTCATGATCTGCGCGATCTTCCACTTGTGCGCTGCTTCAAACGTCTCGGTCAAGTCAGTGGCGAACACCACGCCGCCGCGCTGTGATGCAGCACCGTCCTCACCGATGTAGAACTTGAGATTGCCGTCTTGGATCTTGGGGATGAAATACTGTTCATAGGCGCCAAGACCCGCGCTGGCCCAAGCGAACTGTTGTATGTGAGCCTTGGTTGGCTTGATGGTCACATCCCACTGAGGTTCCATGAACTTGGGTTGATCTGGGATCAGCTGCTTGGCCATGAAGCGATAGTTGATGTAGGATCGGCTCTTGTTGGTGTAGTTGAGCTCAGTGGCCTGCTTCTCACCGTTCTTGGTCTCATAGACCACTTCCAGCGTGCTCTCCTTGCTGTTGAACTCGCTGTCGCTGGCGATGTGGCTCAGCAAGCTGAGATTGCTGAGACCCAGCTCGCCGTCCATGTCAGTGCTGGCAGTGGTGAACGTGCCTTTCAGCACCACTTCCTTCTCCTTCTCCAGAGCCTCGATCACCGTGCCCTTGGCACTGCCAGTGATCTTGATCTTGTCAAAGAAACCTGTGCTGACCACGTACTTGGTCAGATCCTGGATGTAGTCCTTCATTACCTGTAGCCTCCTGTGCGATTGCCTATCTGTGATTGGTTGTCTTCTTCAGTCTTGAGCTGTGCGTTCAGTTTGATGCGTGCTTCGCTCCAACCGCATAGCTCCTGCATGATGAAACGCTTGCTCATCCAACTGGGTGCCATGCCTATGGCTTCCATCAGCGTCTTGAGCTCTTGTGGAGTGTAGCGCACAGGGGTCATGGTGTGCGACATTGCCACCTGTCTCGGGCCTATTTCTAGCTTGTCAGTCTTCTTGGTTGCCATGTGATGTCCTTCCTAACATGATAGCTGCGGTTGCGATGGTTGTCAATGCATCAATCATCTGTGTTTGCCCCTGTTAGGCGCAGACGAGTGAGATTGAGATCTGATCCGATATCTCCCTCCAACCATACATTGAAGCTGAGGCTGATGCGTGTGCCGACGTGTGACCTTGGCGGCACGCTGTGCTCTAGATGGCTGGGCCATAGCAACAATCTGCCCGGTGGTGTCTCTAGCCACCAATTCTCACTGTTGTAACTGTTGTAATTGCTGGACTCCACCACTATCTGATGATAGTGTTTCTTGTAGAAATAGATGCGGTCAGACGCTGCAGTGTCCACATAGAAAGTCCCACTTATGAAACTATTGGAATGCCAATGGCTGTGATGGAACTGCCCTTGCTCTGTATGATTGGTCCAGCTCAGAGTGACATAGGGTCTGGCATCTGTCATTGGCTCCCACACACCACGATAATAATCTAGCACCTGCTGATCGATCCATGATCTAACATCGCACAACACTGGCGCATCGAGGACCTTGTTATCACAGCTCATGCTATTGCCCTTGTTGGCAACCTGAGGTCTGGTGGTCATGAAATGGAACTCGCTGTCCGTCAGCGTTCGATCTAAATCTACCTGTCCCAGGGGAGTGGGGAAGAGACCAAAGATATCTAGCATGTGTGCTGTGCCTTGTCCTAATCAGAAGCTGAACAGATCTTCAAAGCTGGTGTTGTTCTTGTGCTCGTTGATACGCCAGTTCAGCACGCCCAAGAGATTGTCCAGCTTCTTGTCTATCAGCGCTTCCTCCATGGCATCGTGATCGAATGGTAGCTCCTTGAACCACTGAGGTAGTTTCATCTCGTCCGTGGGATAGGCCACGCTGTTCAGGCCACTGGGATTCGGCAGCAGCTTGCACACGATCACCTTCTGGCCATCCTGGATTGGCATGCTGTAGTTGTCGTTGTAGATCTTCTTGAGCTTGTTCCAGTTGAGGCTGGCCAGCACATGTCCTGGTATGGTGATCTTTTTGGCGTTGCTGCGTCCCATGGTGGCACGCTCCATGTATTCCAGATTCTTGGCATGGTTGGTGATGTTGTTGGCACGCTTGGGCGATCCCTTCTCCCAGCCCGGCCATGAACGGAATTCCTTGCGGAAGCGTGTGATCTGCTCCAGCACCTCGTCCCTGTTGCTGCCTGTGAGCACTGAGATCAGCACGTCCTGCAGGAAGTCCTGCACGGTCTTGGGTGTGTCTGAACGCTTGAGATCCAAGCCCATGGCCTTGATCTCGCCTGGCTTGCCGTTGGCATCCTTGCGCTTGCCTTCCTTGTCATAGATCAACACGGCATAGCGCTTCTTGGTGATGAACAGGCCCTTGTAAGCACACAGCTCACGTGCGGCCTTGATGATCTTGCCATTCTCCTCGGGAGCATGGAACGCATCATACATGAACTGCGGGAAGCTGGCATTGGTGAGGTCAGCGATGTCGTCATAGAGCTTGATCACGTTCTCCTTGGTCCATTCGAAGTCGGCGAACTCTGGTTTATCGTGCATCACCGGATAGGCGCTGAAGTAACCACTGTCAGTGTCGCCATAGATGATGCTGTCACCATTGTGATCATACACGCCTGCGATGATCTCGTTGATCTTGCTCTGCATGTGCTTGACGATGCAGCGACCTGATAGCGTGGTGCTCTGTGCCACTCTCGGATCATACCATCGAGATCCAGGATTGCCAACAGCGCCGTACAAGCTGTTGAGCAAGATCTTCTTGATCAGCTGCCGTTGGTCATAGAAAACTGACTGTCGCTTGGCCTCTGCCTTCTCATCTGGATCATTGGCTTCGTCAGCCAGCTTAGCCCACTTGCGATACTCAGCCTGCAGCTCCTTGCGTTCTGCGAACCAGCGTGTCAACACACCAGGGATCAGTCCCTGCTTGCTGTAGTCAAAGATGGTTCCATTGGCGCTGAGCGTCAGCTGCCTGCCGCTGTTCCATACCAGATCATACACTTCCTTGGCCGTGACCACCACCTCGGTCCCATCCTCGAAATCGATGGTCACTGGCGTGTTGTTCTGTGCCATCACGTCTTGGTACTCCATGGTACCGAACACGCCATTCCATGCATCAGCGAAGCTCTTCTTCTGTGCTATCTGCTGCTTCACGAACGCATCAGTGGTGTCTGGGCGTATGTGGCCCACGATGGTCTCTCTGCTCATGTTCAGCGCACGGATCACGCTGGGATATAGGCTGTTGATGTCCACACCGCCGATCCAGTCGTGCATGCCGGGCTTGGGATCTGCCACGTATGCACCAACCACTGATCCGCCCATCTCGGCTTCCTCGTCCCAGCGAGCCTGTCGCTCCTCCTCGGTCTCGCGGATGCGCGCCGGAACCATGAGATCCATGTCATGCGCCGCATTCACGATGGCCTGGTCGATCAGCGCCACCGCACCCATGGTGGTCTGCAGCAGCACGCTGTTGGTGTGTGCGATGTTGTTGGCCAGCTCGATGAACTTGAGCTTGTCGTCTATCTTGGCCAGCAGCATCACGTCCTGCCGCGAATACTCAATGAACTTGCGGAAATCGTTGTTGTACAGCTGATCCAGCGTGCCCTCGTACTGGGTCTTCTTGTCGCCCACCTCATACTCGCCGATCGCATCCAAGCGATAGCTGTGCATCTCGTGGTAGGTGTGCTTGCGATACAGCTGCAGGTAATCCAAGTGCACCCTGCCCACCAGATCATAGGTCACCGTCTCGCGACCATAGGCCTCATACTCGCGCTTCTTGGGATAGCGTCCCCAGAGGCACAGCCTGGCTGTCTCGCTCTTGCCCAAGACCTGCACGATGCGATTGTAGATGTAGGGTATGTCAAAGCCTTCGCTGTTCCAACCGCTGAGTATGTCACAATCGTCTATCAGCGACAGGAACACGTCCAACAGCTCTTTCTCATTGGCGCACAGCATGGTATCCGGGAACTGCTCACAGATATCCTGTGCAACCTGCTCGCTCATCTTGCGCGGTTTCAGCACCAATGTGAAGTTGCGCTCCAGCCAATTGAGATAGATGCTGATGGCTGTGATAGGCGAGAAAGCATCCTCGGGAGTGCTGAACCCTCGCAGCGGATCGAAGTCAGTCTCGATGTCAAAGAAGCCCACTCGCAGCTGCGGCGGTGGAGCATCCCTGTAGTTGTCATAGAGGCAGCGGAAGATTGGATTGATGTCACTCTCGTGCAGCTTGTTCTTGGGCAGCACTCCCAGCTCTCGCTTGAATTCCTTGTCCTTGGTGGTCTGGAACCTATCCAGCTTGGTCCCGTGTATGCTGGTCCACTTGCCTCGCTCACTGGGCCAATACACCACGTAACGTGTGGGATGCTCTGTCAGCACTCGCCGGCCATCTGGCAGTCGCTCTGCGACATATATGGTGTTCTTCTCGCGATCCATGATCGCATCAACGTAGCTCATGTCGTCCTCCCCGCCGCTTGTGGCCGGCGCGCCTTGCTGTTCGCTGACTTGCCCAGTCAGACCAGGGTCTTGTATGTGTCGCTATTATACCATGACGCTGCATCAGATACGATATCTCTGAGGTTCTTGATTGGCTGCCATGTGAGATCTCGCTTGATCGCATCAGTGTTGGCCAGGGTGAACGCGGGATCACCAGGTCTGCGCGGACCAATCTCGTAGTCAACTGGCTTGCCCGTCATGATCTCAACGGTCTTGAGCACTTCCAACACGCTGTAACCCTGACCGCTACCGATGTTATAGGCCCAGAAACCTGGATTGCTCTGCAACCAAGCCATGCCCATGACATGCGCACGAGCTATGTCGCTGACGTGCACGTAGTCCCTGATGCAGGTGCCGTCTGGTGTGATGTAGTCACCTCCATAGACATGGAATTTCTCGCCTCGGATCTGGCTCTCCATGATGCGAGCGATGATGTGTGTGGCACCAGGTTCCTGTCCCAGATTGGCCTTGGGATCAGCACCCACTGCGTTGAAGTAGCGGAAGGCCACCGCATTGAGACCGTAGGCTGCGCAGTAATCCCTGAGCACCATCTCGCCCATGAGCTTGCTGCGCCCGTAGGGATTGACAGGATTGAGGATGCTGTTCTCGCGAGCTGCATCCTGGCCATCGCTGTAGACACTGCTGCTGCTGCTGAAGATCACGTTGTTGATCTTGTGCTTGCGCATGTGATCCAGCAGTGTCAGCAGTCCTGCGACGTTGTTGTGATAGTATCTGCTGGGATCGATCACGCTGGGGCCAACCAGGCTGGCTGCAGCGCAGTGCACCACAGCCTTGGGCTTCACTGCAGCTATGGCATCCAGCGCTTCTGAGCTGTCATAGCTGGCTTGCACCACCCTGTCTGCCCAGTGATGCGTGTGTGGCAATGCGCTGGCTCGATTGTCGATGACCAAGACCTTGGTCTTGGTCTTGGTCTTGATCTCATGTGCGATGTTGCTGCCTACGTAGCCGCATCCACCTGTTATGGCGATCCAATTGGCCATCAGCGATTGGCGATCAAGAGGATCTCTTCGACTTCGTCCAGCTCCTCGCGTCCCTCGGCCAGGGCATCGCGATTCTCCTGCATCTTGTAGGCCACGCGGATGGCTTTGCTGATCACCTGTTTCTTGATCTCAAGCTCTTGGCTCACTGCGTCGATGGCTTCCTTGAGTCCATCCTTGAGTGTCTCGATGTCCTTGGTGACGCCCACGCCCTGCTGCACCAGTTCCTTGATCTTGGCTTTGTCGCTCTCGCTGAGTGCTCCAATGGTCATGCCTGTCTCCTATATGCTGTGTAAGATCTGTTTAACCCTTGCCAGTGTATGGCTGAGTCACTGCTGTGTCAATAGCTGACCATGCCATACATCTGTATGCCATTGTTGGCTGGTATCCAATTCACCGCGTCCGTACTGGTCCAATATGTGTATTGCGTGAGCGTGCTGTAGCTGCCCACTATCCAATGATCATTGAACCAAGACACGCTGGTGAACTGGTAGCCCTGCACGGAGAACTGCGTCCAACCAACCAGATCGGTGCTGGCGATCAGACCTCCGCTGCTGACTGCCACGGCGTGTCCGTCTGGATTGATGGCCAATCCGATGAAATCAGCGGTGCTGGTTGCGAAGGTGAAGAATGGAGAGGTGGTCCAAGCTGGCGTGCCCAGATCTGGTGTGGTTATGACCATGCCGCGTCCACTGAAGTACAGCTGTCCTTGGTATGCGGCCACATCGTACAAGGGTCGGTTGGCGTAACCCGCGGCTATGCTCACTCTCTGCCAAGTGTAGGGATCGGGTGGTCCGACTGGTCCTATCTCTGCGTTGGCCTCGGCTATGGCAGTGTGTGATCCCGTGATCACCACGCCCGGCACGGTGTCATATCTGCTGCCTGGGTTGATCACCTCGATCGCACTGATGCCACCGCCGCTGACCACTGCCTGGGCGATCGCGTCCTGCCCCGTGCCGCTGGTGAATCCCACGGTGACGTTGCTGTACCCCGCACCTGGAACGGTCACGGTGACGTTGCTGACCCCATAGGTCCATGTCACGCCTTCCGTGTACCATATGTCTGGCTGTCCATTGCTGTGACCCACCGCGACCCACGCGCTGGTCGTGGTGCCATTGATCACGATGCCATCGAACCACTTGACACTGTGGAACCAACTGCCACTCTCGGGATGCGTGAACGCCTCTTCCCAGGGATAGTCATTGCCGGATTCGTTGATGAGGACCTGCGCCACCTGTGCACCCAGATCATATTCACCGGCCAGCACATTCTCATCGTTGTAGATCTGGCTGCCTGCGATGGCGAACAGCGGTCGGCTGCCACCATTGTCGCCCCAGCTGATGCCCAGCGCAGTGAAATTGCCGTTCTGCAGTCGCACATTGCTCCAAGTGGCCAAGTCCTCGCTGTAAGCAGCATAGCCACTGTCACTGATGGCCACGAACACGTTGCCTGCGCCGTTGGCTGCCACGCCCTGTGCGCGTGTGCGTGCAGGGAATGGCACTGTTATCTCGGATTCCGTGCTCCAGACGTAGCCA